CATCGAGAGCGACAGACAAGCCTAGCATGGTACTACTGAGAGCGATATACGGCGTGGCAGACGTTGCGGATGTTCGCGCCTGCCTTGTGCCGATCGTCGTTGCGACGCTCCCAACAGGGACACACTCTCGCCGCGCCGTCGAGGATATCATCAACGCATATTGTGGGCGCAATCGCGGCGTGGAGGAGTTGCGCAGATCACTGCAATGCCGGAAATCGACAGCGCTGGAGACGCGGCGCGGCGCGTACCGGGCGCTCGATGCGGTGCTGGAGCGTGCGGTTGCAAGGATTAGAGACGCTGCTCCATATCTACTTGCTAACTAGCTTGGCGGCGCGACGAACGCCAAGCGATAAGTCGCCATCACCATAGGCGCGCAACTTCTCGGCGCTTTCGTCGTCGATGGTGACGTTGCGGCGCTTGAGGCCTTTAGCGTCGTCAATTGGCTTTCGGCCTTGTCCGCGCCCGGGGCCGCCGTGTCCTGGGCGTGGTGGCTTACTCATGCGCATCTGCGTCCTCGTCGGCAAGTTCAACGGCCAATGCAGGTGCTGGAGTGCCACCTGACGCCATATACCACGCATCCTGCAGCTCACCAGTGACGCTACTCTCATAAGTAGCGCATATGTTACCCTCGCTATCGTAGCGAGCCGCTACAATTTCCCACGTTTCTTTTTCCATAATTTTCTCCTTACCGGATGCTGCTGTGGTTGCGCAGCACAATGCCGAAGCGGCGCTGCCGGTGCATTTCTTTCAGGCTTTCCAGCTCATTGCCTTCGCAGATCAAGTTGGCATGCTCTTTCGGGACGATGAATTTACCGACAAACGCGCCTTGGACGTACAAGCCATATCCTTCGGAGAATCCATCGAACGAGTAGATGATGGATTTTGCTGTGGTGGTTTTTGTCATGGACATTTTTTCTACTCCTTGCTTTTAAGCTGGTTGGCCGTGTTTCTCGCACACCGTTATCTCAGCAGCGCTTTTCGCGTAATACAACGCGCTGCCGTCCGGTTGTTGGCTGAAAGCCTGGCGAATCTGATCCATCGGCACAGCGGCCTTGAGTTCTACAGCAAAAGCTTTGAGGACTTCGGCTTTGATTTTGTAGGTTTTCATTTTTGCTACTCCTTGGTTGGTTGTTTTGCGTTAGTGCATCTCCCATGACTTGAATTATACACACTAATCAAAATAACGCAATAGATATTTGATAAATTTTTTTGTGCGCGCGCTTGCGAAAGTTCGGGAACCGGCGTATAAGGATAACCACTAGAGTGCGGTTTTGTTTCTCAAGTCCGCGCCCGACAAAACAATCATAATCGGCTCGATCTCCTTCGGCAGCCACAAACGGCCTTTATGAATATAGATCAGATTGCAATAGACGCCCTTATCCCTTATGCACGGAATAGCCGGACGCATAGTGATGAGCAAGTGTCTCGGATTGCTGCCAGCATCAAAGAGTTTGGATTTACCAACCCCGTCCTGATCGACGGCGACGGCGGGATTATCGCTGGGCATGGCCGCGTTATGGCCGCTCGTCGGCTTGGCATACAGGATGTCCCGTGTATCCGTCTATCGCACCTAACAGACACGCAGAAACGCGCTTATATCATTGCAGATAACAAGCTGGCGCTTAATGCCGGATGGGACGAGGAAATGCTCAAGCTAGAATTTGAGGAGCTTGAAGAGTTAGGTTTTGATCTGGACTTAACCGGGTTTACGCTGGATGAGATAGCAGATTTAGCGCAGGATGAAGACCAAGAAGAACAAGAGGATTCTAGCAAGGAAACCGGCGCTGGAAGTCTTGCAGGGCGTTTCATGCTTCCACCTTTCAGCGTGCTGAATGCCCGCGAGGGCTGGTGGCAGGATCGTAAGAAGGCATGGCTGGCCTTGGGCATCAAGTCCGAGCTTGGGCGCGGCGAGAATGGGCATGCCGCAGCACCTGGCGGCTCTATAATGGTTTCAGGTTATGACAAAGACGGTAATAGACTTGTCGGACTTAAAAGAATACGCGGCAACGGCGACGGAAGTCCGATAAATGGCTAAAACATTTAATGCCGTTCCGGGGGTGGCGGTATATGGCGACATGCCGGGCCGAGCAACTTTTACGCAAAAGACAGAGTGAAAAACCCTGACTCTGTCGAAAAGGGCTTGGCTTTTGGCGAAATGCCAAACTATGGCGGCGCCGACAGAAGCGTAACAGGCACCAGCATCTTCGACCCTGTGCTGTGCGAGATTGCATATCGCTGGTTCTCGCCTGTCGGCGGGATGATCCTTGACCCGTTCGCAGGTGGTTCGGTGCGTGGCATCGTGGCCGCTAAACTTGGTCGTCAGTACATAGGCGGCGACCTGCGAGAAGAACAAGTGGCCGCTAACCGCCTGCAAGCCAACGAGCTTATCTTAGGCGATGAGCTTATGCCAGTCTGGGTGTGCGGGGATAGCCGAAATATTGACAAGACTTGCCATGACGTGCAGGCTGATATGATATTTAGCTGCCCTCCCTATGCCGACCTTGAGGTGTACAGCGACGACCCTTCCGATCTAAGCACTATGAAATACGCTGACTTTAAAACCGCGTATTTTGAGATTATTAAAAAGGCATGCAGCCTGCTTAAAAATGACAGGTTCGCTTGCTTTGTAGTGGGCGAAGTGCGGGATAAGAAGGGCAACTACATAAACTTTGTAGGCGATACGGTGCAGGCGTTTATAGATGCGGGATTGTCGTATTACAACGAGGCGATCCTTGTTACTGCTGTCGGTAGTTTGCCAATCCGTGCAGGCAAGCAATTCAGCGCAAGCCGTAAATTAGGCAAGACGCATCAGAATGTATTGGTGTTCGTCAAAGGCGACGGGAAGAAGGCCTCGCAGGCATGCGGCGATGTCGAGGTAGACGAATCAATGCTCTATTCTATAGGCGTTGATGAGGGCTGATTTACCGGCCTCGATACATGCGTCAACATCCTTGCCAACCTGGCTTAAGAATCTTGGGTTCGTGTAAGCCATGTGCGCATCTAATACCGCATTGCGAATATCGCCAAGGCGGGGGAAGCGTGCTGCGATGGCGATAGCCTTTTTCCAGTTACCTGAACAGGCGGCGTTTTTGAGTGTTTGTAGTTTGGTTTCCATGGTTAGAACCATAGCGGAAAGGTTCGAAAGTGTCCAGAAGAAAAAATGGCAGCTAAACCCCTAGACCCCGCAATAGCCGAAGCCGTCGTCACAGACTGGCGTGTCGGTCAGATGAGCCAACAGGCTATTGCCGAAAAGCACCGGATAAGCAAAGGTGCAGTCAACAAGTTATGCAAGGGTATCGAGCAGGACGGCGCGGCCATCGTGACCGCCGGTATCCAATACCGGCAAGCTTTGGCGGGGCATGATGACCGCATCGTGACCGCTATCGAAAACGAAGTAGACGAGCGCGTTAAGCGCATGGAATGGCTCAACAAGGCCGCGCTGAAGAACGTGCAGGAAGCCATGTCTCATCCATGCGAGAACCAGAACGACTACCGGGCACGCGCCGATACCATCAGCAAAGCAAAAGAGGTAGTGGTTGGAAAGTCTCCTGACACGGCAATACAGGTAAACACCACGCCAACGCAGATAATCATCCAGGGCGCGTAGTGGCAACGGTACAGATACCAAACAAGCTGATCCCGGTATTTGCAGGTAAGTCTCGGTATCGCGGCGCATACGGTGGCCGGGGTAGTGGTAAGTCTTTCACCTTTGCAAAAATGCTGCTTATCCGTGGATTGTCCGAGCCAATGCGCATCCTGGCTTGCCGGGAATATCAAAACTCGATCAAAGAATCGTCGCAAGCCGAAATAATACGCGCCATTGACAGTGAGCCGTGGTTACAGGCCGCATATGAGTATGGCGAGGGCTTCATCCGTGGCAAAAACGGCACAGAGTTTTTGTTTAAGGGATTGCGACACAACTACCAGTCCATCAAGTCGATGGCTGGGATCGGTATCTGCTGGGTAGAGGAAGCGGAAACCGTCAGCGAAGAATCATGGCGGGTGCTGATACCGACGATTCGGGAGCCGGGGTCTGAAATCTGGTTGACCTGGAACCCTGAGCGCGAGGATTCGCCCACGCGCCAGCGATTTATCGTTAACCCGCCGTCAGGCGCGAAGATAGCCGAGATCAACTGGCGAGATAACCCTTGGTTTCCGCCTGAGCTTGATCAGGAGCGCCAGGACGATTTGCGCTACCGTCCCGATCAATACGATCACATCTGGGAGGGCTCATGCCTCACCCGCTCGGACGCGCTGGTGCTGCGTGGACGGCATACGGTAGATGCGTTCGAGCCGGGCGCAGGATGGGACGGCCCGTATTATGGCATTGATTGGGGATTCTCGGTTGATCCATCGGTGATGGTGCGCTGCTGGATTCACGGCCGCACGCTCTACGTCGAGCATGAGGCCTACGGCCACGGGATCGAGATCGACAATCTGCCGCAACTGTTCGCCGCCATCCCAGGATCACGCGAGCATGTGAGCTACGCAGACAATGCGCGGCCTGAAACGATCAGCTACATGCAGCGCAATGGCTACAGGTACATGCGCCCATCCGATAAATGGCCGGGCAGCGTGGAGGATGGCATCGAGTATTTGCGCAGCTATGAGCGCATCGTCATCCACCCGCGCTGCGAGCACACGGCCAAAGAGGCGCGGCTGTGGAGTTACAAGATTGACAGGCTATCGGGCGATGTAAAGCCCGATTTGCTGCCCGGCAACGATCACTGCTGGGACGCGGTGCGGTATGCGCTGGGGCCGATCATCCGCAAGCGCACGCCCACGCAATCCGTCACGCTGCCATATATGGCGAGGTAAAAAAATAATGTGGCAGACTCTACAAAAAAGCTACGCACGCGACCGTGATTTACCACAGCGGACGTCACGCATCCAGGCATTGCAGCGTGTGCTCGCCGGCACGATATACGCCAATCTGCGCTATGCGTTCCACGAAGAGACGAACGGCGCGAACGAATACATCAAGCTGCGCGACCGCCGCCCGTCTGTGCGATACAACCTGTGCACGCTGGTGGTGCAGCAATCCACGGCGATGCTGTTCAGCGAGGGGCATTTCCCGGAGGCGGTACACGATGACGAGGATACGCGCGACACGCTGAACGACATCATCCGCGACGCTCGGCTTAACGAAGTCATGATCGACGCCGCCGAGAAAGGCTCGGTCGGCTCGGTCTGTCTGTGGCTGCGCATCCTGGAAGGGCGTATCTACGTTTCGGCGCTGACAACCGAATACCTCACGCCGACATATAATCCCATGCGGCCGGATGATCTTATGTCAGTGCGTGAGCAATACAAGCTGCGCGGGCGCGCGCTCCGCGATATGGGCTACGCGATCAAGGACGCCGATCTCGACGCGATGCACTGGTGGACGCGGGATTGGACGGATCAGGCCGAAATCTGGTATTTGCCTGTCAAGATCAGCCGCGAGAAACCGGGCTTGCCGGAAAGTCTCGCGCAGGACAACGAGCGCACCATCCAGCACAACCTCGGCTTTGTGCCAATGGTGTGGATTCGCAACCTGCCGGGCGGCGACGACATCGACGGCGCGCCGACATTCGGCGATGAGGCCATCGAGACTAACATCGAAATCGAGTACATGCTCAGTCAAGCAGGGCGCGGACTGAAGTACGCCAGCGATCCGCTGCTGATGATTAAAGAGCCTGCCGTCGATCCCGGCCGTCAGATGGTGCGCAGCGCCAGCAACGCAATCATCGTGAGCAAAGATGGCGATGCGAAGCTGGTTGAGATTGACGGCGCTGCCACTTCTGCCGTGCTGGAATATGTACGCACCCTGCGCGAATTTACCCTTGAGCAACTCAACGGCAACCGGGCAAACGCGGATAAACTATCCGCAGCGCAATCTGGGCGCGCAATGGAGCTTCTCAACCAGGCGCTGATCTGGCTGGCGGACAAACTACGTATCAGCTACGGCGAATATGGGCTGAAGAAGCTCCTGCAGATGATCGTCCGCGCCAGCGCCAAGATGGCATTGGTAGATTCCGATGGCGATCCCATCCCGAGGATGGCACCTGGCCGAATCGCCTTGAAATGGCCTCCGTGGTATGCACCCACCAGCCAAGATCGCAGCAGCGACGCAAACACCTTGCGCACGCTGACAGATGCAGGGCTGATGAGCACGGAAACCGCCGTCGGGACTCTCGCACCCGTCTATGACGTGGAGGATGTGCCGTCCGAACTGGCGAGGATCACCGCCGAGCAAGCCGAGCGCAACGCACAGGCGCAAGAGCAAGTCAGGATCATGGAGTGACGGCCCAAAGCCGTTCAGACGCCCGCATGATGCGGGCTTTTTTATTTGGAGTCATTGATGGCTGAAAGCAACGAAGATACTGGCAACTACACGAATAAAACCGCGCCGGAACCAGAGACGTTCTCGAAGGACTATGTGCGCGAACTGCGCCACGAAAACGAAGGCTACCGGCTGAAAGCGCAGGAGATGGAGCGCAAGGCCCAAGAGGCGGCAGAATCCGCCAAGAAAGCGCAAGACGAGGCAATCGCCAAAGCCCAGGAAGCCGAGCAGCGAGCCGCGCAGCGCATCATCAAGGCGGAAATGAAGGCTCATGCAATCAAGGCCGGGATTGTCGATATTGACGCACTGGCGTTGGCGGATTTGTCTGGCGTGAAATTCAACGCTGCGGGCGAGATTGAAGGTGCAGATGCCGCAATTGAGGCCCTCAAGAAATCCAAGCCATACCTGTTTGCTCAAACCACATCGAGCACGCAGCAGCCACCGAAAGGCGGCAAGCAAGAAACCAAAACCGCGCGTGATCTTTCGGATGCCGATTTGCGCTCGGAGCTTAAATCGAAATTCGGCATCCGCGTTTAACGTTTTTTTCAGTCGGTTATCCGGCAGCAGTCCATCGGGGTCAGACGCCCAGGGACATAAATCATCCAAACATAAAGGAAATGAATCATGGCTCTTAACAACCTCCCCGCCGCACTGCAAAGCGTCATCCAGCAGAACTATCTCGAACGCGCGTTTGAGATTCCCCTTCGCGCCAAGCTCGGATTCCGCGCCATCGCCGAGCAGATGGATTTCCCGGCGGAAATCGGCGAAACCATCAC